AATATTCTTTTGTTGTTGTAGCGCAATTGTAGACGTAGCCATTTAAGTAATAGTTCATGTGTTTTTTGTTCTAGTAAGTAAGACCATTTTTCGGACTTGGCTGTCCAAGTGGAGGTTAGGGGACTCGAACTCCTGACATCCTGCTTGCGAAGCAGGCGCTCTACCAACTGAGCTAAACTCCCAAGGGGGAGGAATTGCACCTCCCTTATTCTATTTAGCTATTAGAAACTATACTTGACACCAAGCTTTGTTCCGTAACCGTTGTTGTCATCACCAGTCATGAAGGATACTTCACCATATGCACCAAGCTTTTCACCCAGTGGTACAGAACCACCAGCTTTACCAGACAGTTCTACTTCAGAGTCACCACCATCTGGACTAACAATACTAGGACCACCTTGGAGATACCAATTAGATCCTTCATAACCAACGTGGTTATCAATAACAGTACCAGAATAATCAGTACCAGACCAACCTGAGTTAGCTTCAACGTTTACATAAGGTGAAGCCAGTACAGGGGAAGCAGCAAACAAAGCAGCGGGGAGGATAGCAAAAAATTTCATTGTAGTTTAGTTAAAAAAGAGTAAGTATGTTGTGTTCTATTACCATGGACACCCCAGCCTAACCAGTAGTATGCAGCATTCATGTAATAAGGTATTGTTTGATGATTGGTTTGAAAAGCATAAAGATCTTTTCTAAACCTCATCTCATGTATCATGTAATCAGTTTGACATTTCAAACCACTTGGATCAGCGTTACGCTTAGCACAGAAAGTACCGAGACCAAGGTAACGATGTTTTGAAGTCCATTGAATTAAACCATAACCTCCATCAAGGCATCTATCATAAGGAACGATAGCACCGCCTTCACAAACATTAGGTTTAAAGGTAGACTCTTGGTGGATGTTTCCCAGAATGACAGCAAGTGCAGTCCGATCTGTAACACCAGCAGATGTCTGTAGTTGTTCTAGAACGTACTGTTGTTGCACAGTACATTGTGGGCATTCAATCATTTTTTCTTAGCAGTTTTAGCAGAGCGTTTGAAGTTAGCAGCAGTGGGTGCACCAGAACTACCAGGCTTACGCATCTTTTCATTTGAACCTTGTTTAATGCGCATCCGTTTAGCATGGATGTTAGCATAAAGACCTTTCTTAGCCATTAGTATTTTTTACCAGCAGGTTTTTTAGTAGTCTTTTTTTTCTTTGCACTAGAAGCAGCCTTCATACCTGCAGCGGTATAGGGATACTTCTTTCCATTAACCATTGGCATTACCATACTCCGGGGATAAGTTGACCAGTTAATGCATACGCTCCAAGCGCAGCAATCACACCTAGCATAGCAAGGCGACCGTTTAGTTTTTCTGCTTTGTCGTTATGATTCACAGTGTAGTTTTCGTCAGTGTACATGGTGGGTTCTTTAGCAAAGAGGTTTTGTTGTCCGCGATCGTTGGTGGTAACAGTCATTAAAAATCAAGGTCAGAGTTAGTTAGTTTACGCATAACATCATCTCGGAAAGCCGGATCATTATCATAACGTGGATCATTCATTGCTGCTACAAGTTCTTGTTGGCTACGAAACTGAGCGTCTTGCTGTGCAGCGGAACGCTTACCAGTTAATAGCTGTCCATCTTTACCAACAGAATCTGTATATTTATTATTTAATGCTTGAACAGCAAAGTAAATAGAATTAGCATTACCATCAGACATTACTGAATCATACATCTCAATCTCTTCTTGAGAAAGGGACTCACTAGCCCAGCTTAGCATGTCTTTATAAGTAGACTCACCACCAACCATATCATACAATTGATTGGCTTGCTGTTCTGTTAGTTTACCAGAGTCTTCAGTTGGTTTTGTTGCTTCTTCTTGGGATTCAGCCGCTGGTTCTTCTTGCTCTTGTTCTTCACCAACTTCTGGTTCATCACGTGGTTCACCAAGTTTCTTTTGTAAAGAAAGGTAAGCTTGTTCCAATGATTTAGCATCATTAAACTTGCCTGCAAGTAGCGTCTGATCTTCCCCAGAAATAGACTCAGCAACTTCTAGTGAGTTTTGCTCATCAGCATTAAGTTCTGGTTGATCAGCCGGGGTTTCATTGATAGTAAGTGTTTCTGCCATATTATTGTGGTGGTTGTTGTTCTTGTTGCTGCATCATTTGGGCTGCAGCTTGCTCACGTTTCTGATCAACAGCAGCCATTTGTGGTTCTTGTTGTTGAGCCATCATCTGTTGTTGTTGAGCCATAGCTTGTTGTTGTTCTTGCTGTATCTCTTGCATACTCTTAACAAGATTCAATACATCAATACCAGATGCTGCTGCCAAACGTTTAACAACTTCTTCTGGATTAATAAATTGTTGAATAGCTTCTGGTCCCATTGTTTGAGCAATAACTTGTAGGAATTGACCAAGGCTTTCTCTGTCTTGTCCACGTCCAAGTGCATTAATACCTGCAACAATAGTAGGTTTAACAATACCACCTTTAGGTAAACGTGGGATCTCACCTGTCTTTTGTGCAACGTTTAGTTTACGATTAAGATAAGGAACAAGGAACTCAACAGTAAGTAAACTAAATAGTCCACCAAGTTGTTGTTCCAATTCCATCTGAGTCATACGTACTTCTTCAGCAGTAGTACGTTCTGATTGTCTTACATTAAGTACAAGGAATGCTTCACTTAATCGTTGACTTAAAGTACCTACCATTTGATAAGCAGTTTGGAAGTCAGCTGTTTTACCTACCTGTACTACACCAATGTCATCAGGTCGTCCCTGAATAATAGCACCATTGCCTGCTGCTGCAAGCGTTGATGGTTTGGTAGTACTGGATGGTGAAACAGTAAACACTATCTTAGCAGCTGCTGCGCTGCCTTCAACCAGTGCTTGTGACAGAGCTTCAAGTGACTTTAGATCACCCATAAACTCTTCTACCCTACCGCGTCCATACACTTCACCATCTACATGGTTAAAGCGTAACACAAGCCAGGGGTTTGCGTCAATAGGTGCTTTACTCATTGACTTGGATAACACTTGATCCTCTATCTCCTGATGCCAGACCCAACGATTGTTATCTCTAGTGCAGTGTGTATAAACATCACATTCATCATCATGACGTGATGAGTTATCACTAGGTGTGTTGGGTTGAGGTTCTTTAAATTCAGGGTAATTTTTTTTAATTAATTTTTTCGAGATTGTTTCTTTTGTTACAATTTCAATAACATTACCGTTACCATCTCTATCTATTACGTATCGGTTTAAAGGATAAAGCTTAAGCCCTTCCTTACCCATAAAGATAAGAGCATTACCAGCTACTACAAGATGCTTTAATGCTTGATGAACGACAACACGATCACTAGAGGCTGCAATAGACTCCATAATAGTGCGTTCAACTTTAGCAAATGACAAGTCAAGTTCTGATCTAATCTCTGGTCCTAATTCTTCAGGCAAGTTAACATCGTTAACCTGTAGCTTAAAGAAGCTGGTCTGTGGAGGTAGCAATGCAAGCATTAGTTTACTTGCAAGCGTCACCACACCTTTAGCTCCTTGTGATTGCCACGGTGTTGTAAGTTTTAGTGAGCCTTTAGTGTAGGTCTCATCCTCTCGGATAAGATAAGGTAGAGTTAGATCTGCTGCTTGTCTAGCAGTATTAAGAAACTGGGAACGGTCTGAAGACAATCTGTCATATCGTGATTTAGCTGTCATTAGACGTTCAATGCGTTAGTTGTTTTTGATCCTGCAGTACCACCAAGAATACCTGCTAAAGCATTTGCAGTGACAGGATTGATTTGTAGTTTCCTACGTTTAAAACCTTGTGTACCACCAGTTCGTGGGGTTTCAGCAGCACCACCAATTTGTAGTGCACCGAGCTGCCCCGATCTAGCTTGGTTTTGTTGGTAAGTACGTTGACCAGCTGCAAGTTCATCAGATCTACGCTGTTGATCTGCAGCCATTTTATCTAGCCTTGTGTTTTGATCAATTGTTAATTGCTGCAAATTAGCTGCGTTTTGTTGTTGTATTGCTGCAAGTTGATCATCAAAACTTTTTTGTCTTTGCTGATTAAAATAAGTTTGAGCACCAGATCCAAAGGAAATACCTTGATCAATACCCATCTGTTGGATTTCAGCAATACTATAACCAGCAGCTTCAGCAGCTCGCACT